CAGCCCTTGGTGCTCAGCCATTCAACTACACTGATGCCCTTGATGCTCTCCCAAACAGTATCCTTGCATACGGATCGACAGCACAAAATGCAACTGTTATTGATGCTACTACCGGTCTTTTCCAACAAGGGGAAGTCGGTGTTGGTGCTCCTACAGGTGAAGGTGTCTCTGATGCAGGTGTCTTCGTTCTTGCCGAGACCGCACTCAACATGCACTGCTGGGGTGAAAATCCAGTTGTCACTGCCAAACTTCAATTGAACGGACAAGATCGCTTTTCTGAGCGTGAAGGTACCTACTTCGATTTGGTTCAGCCATTCCAACATCACACACGCAACCCAGACACTGGTATTAACGTCTTCTCTTTCGCACTTCGCCCTGAGGAGCACCAGCCATCTGGAACTTGCAATTTCTCCAGAATTGACAACGCCACTCTCCAACTTGTTGTCTCTGCCGCAGCCATCGGTGGTGTCCAAACTGCCAAAGTCCGCGTCTACGCCACCAATTACAACGTCTTACGTATCATGAGTGGTATGGGAGGCTTAGCATACTCCAATTAAATGTTGTAGTTTGTCTTGTAATACTTAATTTAAAGATATTATATATATTTATAATACCTTCAAAAATGAACCATATTTGTAAATGGATCCATATAAATAATAAAAAAACTAATTTAATAATAACGTTATTAAATTATTTATAAAAATGTCTCAAACTTTGACAAACGATGAAATTGAGTATATCAAACAAATTTTTAACCAATTTGACAAAAATAACAACGGATCAATTGATAAAAAAGAACTTAATACTCTTAGTATTGCACTCAATAAACCATTGTCTCCAGCCGATTTACATGATTTTATGAGAGCAGTTGACAAAGACAATTCTGGCAATATTTCATGGGAAGAATTTATCAAATATTGGGGTTCTGAATCCTAATGAAAGAACCAAAAATAAGGAAAATGATATTACCAATTCATATACTAAGAACTCACAAAATTATCTTAAAAAATATTTCAAAAATTATCAAAACTTTTTGAAATCCATAATAGTGAATATATCTGAAGAACATCGGTAGAACATATAGAAAAATCAGATACGAAAATATTATTAAATTAATAAAAATTATACATATTTTTATTAATCATTCAATTATATAGTATATTTATATTTCATTGCAGTTAATGCAATTAAGTTTATCAAAATAGAAATGTTTGTTATCAAAAAAGGCACATTATCAATTCCACTATTAAAAATATTTATTCCGGCGCAAATAGCACCAGAAGTAGCAGCCACTATTTGTAATCCTAGTGATCCCCCACTCAAAGTTTCACTTGATTTTGATTTAAAAACATTGTAACTTTCATACGTAAAACCTAAGGTTACAAATGTTGCACTTGTCATACCAAAAACTAAAGAAATAATTAATAAATTACTCATAATAATTTATTAATCACCATGTTTTTAATATTGTTTTACATAATTAAAAAGTTTTGTTACAAACTAATTTATTATATCATTCAATTATATATGAATGATATATTCTTATTTGCTTTAAATGGTGGTGGATGGGCATTAAAACCTATTTTAGAAAAAATATCAGTTGATAAAATTGGTCATTATTATTTTTCTTTTTTCAGATATTTTATCAGTGGTATTATCGCTATTCCTTTCTTAATCCAACATTATTATTTTAATGGATTTCCAAAAGTATATAAGAATAATGGTAAACTTTTCTTCAAAGATGTCGTTATTTGGGGAACAATTGTCAGTATTGTAGCCATTGCTGCCATCATGGCCAACTATTATTTATTAGAAAAATATAATTCCTCAATGGTTACTCCAATAGCCGAAGGCGTATTGCTTATATTTAATGCTATATTTTCTGTAATCATTCTTGGAGAGAAAATCACAAGAAATTCCATTTTTGGATTAATCTCCATTATTATTGGTATATGTCTCATATACAGTGACACTTTACAGAAAAAAATGTTTTAATAAAATTATTCAAATAATAAAAATAATAAAAATTGAATTACTTTATTAATAAATACTAATAAATACTAATAAATACTAATAAATACTCTAATACTAATACTAAAAACATGACATCAAAACAAATATTCTGCCCTATCCACGGATTTATCACAATTAGTCCACTCATGAAATCAATTATTGATACTCCAGAATTTAAACGTCTGCATCAATTACGCCAATTAGGTGCAACATATCTTGTATTTCCAAGTGCTAATCATACAAGATTTGAACACTCGATCGGTGTAAGTCATTTGGCTGAAAAACTCATTACTAATCTGCAAAAAACCCAACCAGAACTAGAAATTACAGATAAAATGATCGAACTTGTCCAAATTGCAGCATTGGTTCACGACATTGGACATGGACCATTTAGCCATCTTTATGACGATATTGTTGTAAAATTAGGAAGACCCTCCCATGAAGAACGAGGAATTAAAATATTTCGTAATCTAGTAACCAAATACAATATTAAACTTAACACCTCGGAAGTAAAAATGATTATTAATATGATTAATCCAACTGATGAATGTAAAAATAATTACCTCTTTCAAATTGTAGCAAATAAAGTTTGCTCGGTAGATGTTGATAAATTAGATTATATCCAACGCGACAGTTATCATCTTGGATTAAGTCAAAATATCAACTATGATAGAATTATTAATATGTGCAGAGTTGTTAAATATAACGGAACATCACAATTAGCATGGCCAGAAAAACTTCAACACGATATTATGATGGTTTTTGAAACCAGATATAGATTACACAAGAATATTTATTATCATCATGCAGTTAAAAGTGCTGAGTTTATCATAGAAGACATGTTAACTACTATTATCGATAGTTCTGATAAAGATATGTTAGATATGAGCAGTGATATGATCATTTATATGCATCCAAATCCTGATCTTATTCCTCTTAGAGAAAAATTAGATACTAGACAATTTCCAAAAATAATTGGAGAGAAAGTTATGTGTTATACGGATGCAAAAATTAATATATTACAAAAAAATCTAGATCATATTATTTGTAATCTTAATACCTCCAATATTAAAAATATGGGATTGAAACAATTTACAATTGGATTTATAAGTGGTAATGGCGAAAATCCACTTAAAAATGTTATTTATTTTAAAACAAATCATATTGGATTTACATTAGATCATTATAGCAGTTTTATGGAACCTAAAAATTATCAAGAATATATTTATAGAATCTATATTCTTGATAAAAAAGATTTTAAATATTCAAAACATTTATGGGACAAAATGATTGTTTAAATTGAATTTAATAAGTTAATAAGTTAATAAATTATAATTAAATATGGATACAATTAAAAGATACAAAGCATTATCTATTGTTAGTAATGTAGAACAAGGTGAATTAATAAAACAACTAATAAAAGAAAATAAAATATTAATAAAAAAAAATAAGGAAAGAGAAGAATTTTATAGTAAATTTAAAGATATATTTAAAAAAATTTACTATAGATCAGAAGCAAATATATTTGTAACAGATTATGAAGAGGGGGAAGATAATGATGATTGGAATTTTCATTTTGAGTGTATGAATGCAATGGATAGTATTGTTAAGAAGCAGGATGAATTTGATATCTAAAAATCTAAAATCCAATTAAAATCCAAATAAACGATTCATATTCATGACTTCGGGTTTATTTTTTTCTTCCGTAAATAATTTATCAATTAAAGTATTATCTCTCAATCTAATTGTATAATCAGATTGACTCTTCTTTCTACCTATACGTCCAAATGCTTGAATCAACTTTTCCTGTGTCATATTTTCCAAATCTTTGCTTAAGTATCCATGGCAAAACTGATAATTTGTCCCATAAATATAGTCGGATGATGCGATAATAACATATAATCGTTGTTGAGTTGCCAAACTTTTCATAATGTCAGTATACTCTTTATTAATGTCTTTTATAAAAACTCCTATTCCCATTAAAAGTAAAATTTTATATGCCTTATCTACATTTAAATACATAATTTGTGTTACAATTTCATCATCTATATCACTTGTAAATGAATTATCTGTATTCTCATTTTTTGACCACAATTTAATGTGCTGTTTACTATTTGGAACAAATTTTGGACTTAATTCAATTGTTTTAATCTTACTTTTCAATGCTTTCACCGTTTTTCTATAAATTTCTTCTTGTTTATATTGGTCACCTCCTTTATTTTTGGAATGATCTTTATCTAATTGTTCACTTCCCAATTTATCTTTTCGCTGTTCTTCATCCTTTTCAACCTTTTCTAACTCTAACATATATCTTTCATTTCTATTAATGACTTTAATAATATTATCCAATTCACTTTCTGGTATGTTTGAAACTTTCAAATAGAATAATCCCATTTTTCGCACATTATCTGTAATAAATATAGTAGGACCATCCGTTAATGTATGTGAATCATTTGTTGTAATTTTAATAAATGATTTTTTATCATTTATATATTTATTTTGAAAATAATCATAGACATGTTGATAGTTATCTCTCAATAAAGATAAAATATTTAAGTAATATAATTTCAAAGACATAATTGTAATATCAGATATATTAGTAAAATTACTTTCTATATTGAATTGTTCAGGTATAAGTTCCTTTTTATTTACATAATAAATTAACTCCACCATTTTTTTTACATCCAAATGTCTTAAAATAGTTAGATTTTTTTTAATATGTTGTACACATTTTCTCAAATCTCTTGCGTTATCGTAATATAAATGTGGCATAATAATATTTCCATCTTTATCGTAAATGGGTATGGATTTATTACATTCGTAACTTTTAATTTCTTTAACTCGACCTTTAAATTTATCACAAAAATATCTACTCATACATGAAATATCATCTTTGTCGGGAAGTGTTGCTGAAGATAAAACAATATTAGGTATTCTGTTTTGTTTCCAATTTCTTTCCAAAATATCATGAAATTCATGTTCTTCATAATCCAATGTAATGGTTGGTTCATCCCAATACCATACAATATCTTCTTCTTTATTAAAAGCACTCATATAATTCATTGCCGGTAGGAAAGATTGAATATCTGTAATAATAACCTGAACTTTATCCCCCACAGCATTATCTACTCTGAATATTGAACCAGATTTTCTATGTCTAACAAAATCTTTGGCTGCAAAATAATGAAGACGAATATCACTCGGATCTTCACATCCAAATGCAATTGCTATGGGTATTTCCATTGAAATACACGATTTTGCTAACTGTAACCCAATATGTTTTGCTGCACAAGTAAATATTACCTTTTTACCACTTGCTATTCCTATCGGAGAAATCGTCTTACCTGTACCAGTTGGTGCTTGATAATATATCATTTTAGCACCGTCTCTCTTTATTTCTGTAAATAAATCTTTCTGATGTTGATATAACTCAACATCTTTATATTTAAAGATAATTTTGTTTTTCTCAATATAATTATATGCATTTTTAATTAATTTACGTTTATTTATTTGATCAGCATATGTGCTGATAATAAAATCTACCAAACTTTTAACATAAATATTAATATGTAAAATATTATTTTTCATTATATCACATAATGAATAAAACATCATTGGACATTTGTCTTTCTTTAAAAATTTAGAAATAATATCAATAAGAATAAATTCAATAATTTCATGTTTTATGTGTTCTATTTTTGATGAACTATTTTTAATTCGAATCAAATTTGCACTATTTATTTTTTTCATTGCTTTCTTATTTTTTTCTTTTTTCCAATCTAGATCATATTTTTTAACTATTTTTTTTATGTTTTCTTGAAAATATTTTTCATATAAATACTGATGAAAATTTAAATCATTAGTGCTTATTTTTAAGTAAAGCAACAAACTATTTGTTTCATTTTTAGTAAACTTTACATCACTATATGAATTGTATATTAAATCTAAAATTTGCTTTTCTTT